CATACGACCCAAACGCCTCACAGTATTTCGCTGATGAGGCTAGCAGTGCTATGGACGTTGTCAGCCAGGCGATCGACACTTACGTCGATGCCGCACAGGTTTTGATTGAGGTTGCCACTGTTAACGAAATGGCACAGGACGCGGCGAACGCAAACGACGACAGACAGGCAATGGCCCTGCAAGAATATATCGGCGCTAATGACGTAACCCTTGAAGACCAAGAAGTCGAAGCCTACAACGACGCCTACACAGCCGTACACGAGGCCACAGCGGTAGCGGCGGCATATATGGCAGTGGCTAATGATGAGACTTTGCTAGAGCAGGCTGACGAGATGGCCTATGACCTACGCGTTACCTATCAAGAAGCGGCAAGCATATTCTTTGATCACGCCACTCAGTCGGTATGGATATCGTTTGATGGCGGTCAGACTATTCAAGGACTTAATCTTGATGACTACTATGTAAGCGTTGAGGACGTTCTTATCGAGTCGGCTGAACAACCATTTTTCTACACTTCACCCGAAGGCGGATGCTGGTTCGCCGCAGACCCCGAGGCTTGTTACGCTGATGGCGATTGAAGACTTAGAGTTAAATGTCGGCGGGACGCAGATTAAGGGCGTTTGGATCGCTATTGTTTTGTCATTTGCCTCAACTATTGGCGGCGGTATATGGACCGCTTCCGAATTCTTTAGTCGATTGGAGGCGCTAGAGGGCGCTGTAAGCGATGCTACAGCAGAGACTGCCGTTGTACAGGGTAGGTTCGACGACTTGCGTGCAGGGCAATCTGAGACCTTACAGGCGTATCAAGTCACTATTGCCAACATGCAACAGCAACTAGACGACAACAACGTCGGCGAACTACAGGGCAAGCTGGCAGAGTTATCGACTAACTTATCGCAGATTATGGAGCTACAGCGCGACCTGTTACCACTACGGGATAGGGTGGCGGCAGTAGAAAAGTCTAATAGCGAGACTGTCCTAACAGTCAATGCTAAAATAGAGGCATTGGGCAACATTGACGACCGCATGACACGTCTGCAACGAGACATTAATGATGCGTGGACGGCAATGGACGAGTTAGCCAACCCTTTGGGGCGATGAAATGGAAATGAATGAAGCACTGCTAAAGCTAGAGGCGCACGAAAAAGAGTGCCTGATCCGATACGAAAACATCCAGCGCCAGCTAGATGAACACAATACCCGCTTTGACAAGCTAGACGCGGCGATCACTCGCCAGACCTATGCGACCATGACGGTCATCCCTATCGCTTTAGCAATCGTAGAGTTCCTTCGCTAATGTACCAGTTTCATAATGAGAGACCCTCGCCCGAGTTTTTGTTAGACGTTGTACGCGGCGCAATCCCTAACGCGTTCGCTATTCATAAGTTTGGCGCTAACTTTGACATCGACCAAGCTGACGACCCCGAAAGCGTATGGACAAGCGGCGGACTTTATCCTTGGGCGTCACTTTCTAGCGCCCAAACTATCTACTGTATTAGTACCAGCGCAAGCGACACCGCCACGCTAAGTATTGAGGGGCTAGACGCAAACTATGATGAGCAAACAGAGATCGTTACGCTCACAGGTGCGACGGCAGTGGCGACTACAAACACATTTATTCGCGTATTTCGCATGACCTACGACGCAGAGAACGTAGGCGACATAACAGCTCGCGTCACAAGTGGCACAGGAACCGTTGTAGCGCAGATCGACGCGGGGTATTCACAGACACTGATGGCGGTCTACACGATCCCTGCGGGCTTTACAGGCTACCTCACAACCCTTGATGCAACTATCGACGGCACCAAAACCTGTCAGGTGCTTATGTATCATCGACTGACTGGCAAGCCGTTTCGCATTGCGCACGTCGCAGAGTCAGATGGTCATTACCGCTATGACTTCAATGCGCCGCTAAAGTTGCCTGCGAAGACAGACGTAGACATTCGCGTTGACCAGGTAAGCGGCAACGACGCACGGGTCACCGCTAACTTTGATATCGTTCTAATCAAGGATTATTGATATGTGGCAGGCGTTGATCGGGCCAGTGACCGAGTTAGTCGGCGGTCACTTCAAGCGTAAGGCGCAAGAAAAGCAGGCGACACACGAGCGCAAGTTGCAAGTTATCCAGAATGACGCGGCTTGGGAAAACAAGATGGCAGACGCCACATCCAACAGTTGGAAGGATGAGTTTTGGACTCTAGTGTTGGCGGCTCCTGTTTTTATGATTGGCTACGCGATAGCTATGGACGACGTGGCTGTGATTGAGCGAGTCGATATGGCATTCGCCGCACTCGATACCCTGCCCGAGTGGTATCAATATCTTTTATTTTTAGCAGTATCTGCCAGCTTTGGCATACGTGGTGCTGACAAGCTAATGCAGTTGAGGAAAAAATGACCTATCGCCACTTTTCTAGATCCGAGTTCCGCTGTCGAGAATCTGGAGAGAACTCCATGGATGAGTCGTTTTTGTTCATGCTCGACGAGTTGCGGGAGCGTTGTGGCTTTCCGTTTACAATCACTAGCGGATATAGGTCAGTCAATCACACAGCAGAGCGCAATAAGCCAGCGGGGAAAAAAGGCACACACACACGCGGTATCGCCTGTGACATTGCCGTCTCTAACGGTGTTGAGCGCATGAAGATTGTTAAAGAAGCGTTAGACATGGGCTTCGGTGGCGTCGGTGTTGCCAAGTCTTTCGTACACGTCGACATGCGTACCACTACCCCAGTCATGTGGACTTACGGCTAAACCTCTACAGATAAATAAATAACAAAAAAAGCTACACAATTATCCTCAATGGTGTATTCTGACATTGTTCCATGTAGAACAGTGAAGGGAGAAAACCATGCAATTAGACGATCAAATCGTGCAGTACAACGAGGTACTCGACAAGCTCGACGAGGCTTTAGCAGAGCTTAACAAGGCTGATCGTGACTTCGACCTGACCGACATCCAAGGTCAATCTGTTATTCAGCTAAGACAAATTTACGACGCCATGATTGGCGACGTGCTTGATCTCGAACGCGAATCATTTTAAGGAGGGTAACCATGACTAAGCAATTCATAGAGCCACAGCTTATCAAGGGCGAGCTAATAGAAGAGCTTGATTCGCTGGTAGGCCAGCTAAAAAACCTATCTGTCTACAAGCCTAAGCCGTTTCAGATTATCGAAGCGGCAATGGATGCCCGCCTAGCGGATTTCCTAGAGCTTGCAGAGCAAGACTATATCAAAGGGTGGACTGACCAAGAGGAAGGCATCAGACACCGCGACGGTATGCCAGAAGCGTACAACGCTGGCTACGCCGATTCCTACGACTATGAAAACCAAGGAGGCATCTAATGGCTAATAAAATTCCCGAGGCGCTAGAGAAGGCGCTGAAAGATGTTGACGAGACTGTAGGGTCTGCAACATGGGATTGTCATGGCACGCCCGTTGTCCTCCATAAGGCGCTAGAGAAGATTGCCGCCAACAAGGGCATTCAGTTCGATGCGCCTGTGCATTTACTAAGTAACCCTGCAAGCAAAGAGGTGGTTATTCAGGTGACAGGTCGCTTAGGTGACAGGCAAGAATGGTCTATTGGTGAGGTGTCTTCCAAGAATTGCCGCAACGATTATCCGTTTGCGATGGCTGAGAAGCGGGCAAAAGACCGAGTAATTCTCAAGCTGTTGGGCGTTGCTGGGGACACGTACTCAGAGGAAGAGGCGGACGAATTTACCGACTCTATTGAGGCTCAGTTTATTGCCTACGTCCATGCAATCGACGAACACTTTGACTTTGTTGCGAGCATTAAATCGGCAGTAGCCAATGAAGAGTGGGACACGTTGCGGTGCATCATTGAAGAGACACCCAACGAGGTCAAAAAGAAGTTTAGCCGCGCCTATACAAAGGGCGGGGTATTCACAACGTACGAGGTTAAGTGCATGAAGCAAAACCCGAATGGAGGGAAGTAAGATGCAGTATGACAACAGCAATCGCGGAGTCTTGTTTAAGAACGACCGCAAGGAAAAGGACACGCACCCTGACTACAAGGGTAGCTATACCGATGGCAATGGCACCGAGTTTTGGCTGTCAGCGTGGCTAAAGAAGGACAAGAACGGTAATACCTTTATGTCTCTCAGCACGACGGCTAAGGAGCAAGTCCATAGTCAGGGTATGCAACAGGCGCGTCAATCACTACAAACTAAGGAGCTGGATGATGACCTGCCTTTCTAGTACAGGCCGCGCACTCAAGAAGGCGCAAGCACTTGCAGGCGTGAGTAATGAGGAGCTGGCAAAGGAGTTTGGTGTTGGCAATGTCGCTGTCTGTAGATGGCGGCATAAGGACGACATGAAATTCTCGCTGGTTGTTCAGTTAGCTAACAGACTCAACTTGTCCCTGGATGAGTTTGAGAGATTGGGGAGGTAAAAAAAAGCCCCGTCGAGGAAACGGGGCTAGACCACTTGCGGAAGGGTTTACGCTTGTGGCATCCTATGTTTGCGTGCAAAGGATAGGGAAAATTATACAGCAATCTAGCTGTCTGTATACCTATCACCCCTATTCCTTTCTAAACACGCCTAGTCGAGCCTAGTTAAATAGTGCTGTCTCAGGTGCAGTCGCTCAAGAAAGCCGAGTTATTCCTACGACCTTTGAGGACGGGGACAAACAGTGGTTACGTTGCCATGTAGTAAGGGCGCGGTGATGACAGAGCCGTTAATGATCTGCACTGATACTGTATGAATAATGGACTAGCTAGGGATCGTGTATAGGGCAACAGTCGTCCTCTAATGATCCCTATTGTCTGAAAAAAGGAGAAGGGTATGAAAGACTTTCACGGCGAGGATTGGTTTCCAGAGGATGAGGATTTTATCAAGTGGCAACACGCATATCCAAGCGTCGATGTTTATGCTGAGTATGACGCCGCTGAGTGCTGGGTAGATGCCAACCCTGCGAGACGCAAGAAAAACTGCAAGTCATTTGTAAACAACTGGCTGAAAAAAGCCGCTCAAATGGAAAAAGGTATTTCTCCGTTCGCTCAAAAAGCACAAGAGCAAAGCGGGCAGTTGCCTTATAAACGATGGACTAAGCTTGACGAAGGCACACACGACTTCATGCAGAGCGAAAAGTTCCGCGAATTGTGCCTTCAGAAATACGGGCAGTACGTTACGTTTGAAGGTGAGAGGGTGACGCGATGAAGTTCCGCCTTAGTCGTAAGGATTTGCTTTTGGCCGAGTGCATGGGAAGAGATACGGTGGCGCTGTGCGAGAAACTCATGGGATTTAAGCCACGGCTAGAGAACGAAAAGCAGAGCAGAGTTGACGCCAATATCATGGGTTATAAGGCGGAGATTGCTATAGCTCGTCTTTTCGATATTGAGTTACCAGCTATAAACGTCATGACCGATGGCGGTGTTGATCTTTGGCTTGATAACGTAGCTATTGACGTGAAGTTTACTAATAAGGAGTTTGGCCCGTTGATTTTTGACAGCATGGCTAAATTCAAATCAGACGTTGCAGTTTTGGTTGGTGCTACATCAGACCCTGCGGTTGTAAGAATTAACGGCGCATATACGCGCACAGACTTCGAACGGCATTGCTATCGCAAAAACTTTGGACACGGCGAGAGGCTGGTGATGGAGGTGAAAGACATACAGCCCATAGAGTGGCTGTGGCTAAATTTGATGAAAAGACGGAATAAGGCGCAAAAATGATGGGTGAGTTCTGGTTGATCAAAGATCCAATCGAAATCAAAGACCGCATGGAAGCCTTCAAGAAATTTCTTGAAACGGAATGGTGCTGGGAAAAACCTGTAGCGTGGCAGGTAAAGGAGTACAAGCCACGTCGCTCGCTTAGTCAAAACGACCTTTTCCATGTGTGGGTAAGGGACATGACTCGGCACTTTAAAAAGCGAGGCGGCTTTACAGGTACTGAGGACGAATTGAAGCTCATGCTGAAATATAAGTTCCTTGGAACCGAAGACGTAGAAGTGGGCAAAACGACTATACCCGCACAGGTACGCGGCACTTCGACGCTAGATCGCGGAGAAATGCTATACTTCATGCAACAAGTAGAGGCGTGGTGTATAGACCTGGGGGTCAAACTCACAAAGCCTCAAAATTCGGAGTATTCAAAACTGGGGGGGTAGGCATGAGCCTATTGCAGTTTTGCAAGACCGAAAGGCAGAGAGAAGTTGTCGGCCGAGTAGAAGAAGGCCAAAGCCAGCGAGATATAGCTAAAGAGCTGGGCTTGGGTCGTGGCACTGTAAGAGGGCACCTTGAAGCGGTTAGGGCAGTAGCCGCGAAACAAGGATACAGCCCCGAGCATGACTACACGCACCCCGTCCCTTCTGGGTATACGGTGAAGGGTGTCTCAAGTCTATACAACGACGAAGGGAGACTCGTCTCACAGTGGGTTAAAAGCCAGTCGGACGCAGAGCATGCACTACAAGTTGCACTTGACCACTTCAAAGCTGGGCTTAAGGACGAGTTGCAGGGACTGGCAAAGCCTGTAAAGAAAAGCAAAGCCAAGAAGCAGAAAGACCGCATGGCGGTCACTATCGTCGGCGACCATCACCTCGGAATGCTGGCGTGGTCACCCGAAACAGGTAGCGACCCTTGGGATTTGCAGATAGCGCAAGACACACTCATCAAGGGCGTCGATAAGCTTATGCAGAGCACTGGCGATTGCTCTGTAGGCGTTTTGCTAAATGTCGGCGACATGATTCACGCTAATAACTTAAAGGGCGAGACGGGCGCAGGAACAGCCTTGGACGTAGACGGCAGAGCAGGCAAGACCATACGCGCCGCAGGTAACCTTTTCCAGATTATCGTCACTCGTATGCTCCAGCAGTATGATGAAGTATGGCTAATCAACGCTCGCGGTAACCACGACCCTGACGCCTCTTTGTGGCTAAACGAAATGCTCCGCATGTACTATGAGAAAGACAAGCGCGTGAAGGTGTTCGACAACTTCAGCAAGTTCATCCACTTTGAATGGGGCAATAACTTTGTGATTACGCATCACGGCGACAAGATACGCACTCGCCAACTGTATGAGGCAATCACACGCGACTATGCGCAGGAGTGGGGGCGCACAAAGTATCGCTTTGCATGGACAGGTCATATCCACCATAAGCAATCAGAAGAGCTAGGCGGGCTTACGTGGGAGAGCTGGTCCGTACTCCCGCCTCCAGATTCTTGGCACTCAGGTGCTGGCTATGGCTCACAGCGGTCGATTAGTTGTGTAGTATTAGACAAAGAGCACGGCGAGTTCAGCCGATTCAAGGTCGGTATCGAGGCACTACAGTGATAGAAAAAATGCCGATCCTCTCTATGCCACTACCTGACGGCGGGCAAGTGGTTTGCAGGGTGGATGCGATAACAGCGGCGACAACTAACATGCGAAACGAAGACATGACCGACGTTTACATTGAGGTCGCTTGTCCCGAGGGGATTACTATTGATGTCGATATCGACTCTTTTACAACGTCATGGCTCACGGCGCTTCTCACTACTATTGACGACTGGACAACACCCCGTGAAATGCACTGATTGCGGTAAGGGTATGGATCCTCAATTTACTGGCGACAATGGCAAACTACGAGGATGGTTTTGCGAGTGTGGCAACTGGGAAAAGGCCATACTGCGTGAGCGTCAATTTACTAAAGAGACCTACTATGGCAATCAAGCGCACAAACGCTGACATCTGGTTTAGCAAGGCAGTAAGAGCTAGGGATGGCGCGTGCCTGGTATGTGGCACCGACCAGTCACTCGAGTGCGCACATATCTACGGCAGGCGGCGTAAGATTGTAAGATATTCCATGGACAACGCAGTCACGCTTTGCCACCACCATCACCGCGTAATGACCGAGAACCCTTTGAGCTTCAGCGGCTTTCTGGAGGTAGAGCTAGGCGCAGGTCACCTCGAGATACTGACCGAGAAGTGCAGGGGCATCCTGAAAGAGAACAAAGCCGTGCGCGATGAGATAGCCAAGCACTACCGCGAAGAAGTACGCAAGAAAGAGCAGAACCCCGAGTACGTCATAGTTTCGTATAACTGATTGCCTCTATGCTATAATTACAGGGCAACAGAGGAGTGTTGTCATGTGTGTACAGAGCCAACGGCAGTATTTTGCAGAGCGGCACCACATCGTCGTTACTGACAAAACCGCAGAGCTACTTGCTCGACTAGGCAGAGAGAAAGGCGTTGATGAGGAAACCTACCTCAAGCGCCTCTCACGCCATCCTAACGAAGACCAATTCGTCGCAGAGATTGCCCGCTACTACGGGTGATTGAAATGTCACGATTGTCGCATTGCACACCTACCCCCTCATTATTTGCCCAATAAGATAAAAAAGTGCTTGCAAGGGATAAAGCTGGCCTGTAAGTTGGAAGCATGAAAGTATTAGATTTATTTGCAGGCATTGGCGGCTTTACGCTTGGACTAGAACGCGCAGGCTTTGAGACTGTGGCGTTTTGCGAAATAGAGCCATACGCTCAGAAAGTATTAGCTAAAAATTGGCCACGGGTTCCCATTTATGACGACGTTAGAACAATCACAGCAGACCGATTGGCTACAGACGGAATTGGAGTCGATGTCATTACAGGCGGCTTCCCCTGCCAAGACATATCAGTCTCAGGAAATCAGGCAGGAATACAAGACGGAACGCGAAGCGGCCTATGGTCAGAGTGCGCCCGTTTGCTTGGGGAGCTTCGACCCCAATACGCCATCTTTGAAAACGTCCCAAACCTGCTTAATGGAGAACGGGGAGCTTGGTTTAAGCGAGTTCTCTGGGATATTTCCAAGATCGGGTATGATGCGGAGTGGCACTGTATATCAGCTTCCGAACTTGGCGCGCACCATCACAGAGATAGGGTCTGGATTATTGCCTACCCCAACTGTAGCGACAATACATGCCTCAATGGAAGCGCATCGGAAAGAAGCGGACAGATTACACCCAAAGGGACAGAACACACTGGGCGCAGAAGTGGCGAGCAGAATGTGGCCGACACCAAGAGCGGCGGCGGCAAGTTCAGGAACGGAGCCAAACTGGAAGCCCAAGCGTCCAAGTGGTCAGCCAGCACAATTAAGTCTCCAGCAATCTGTCAGAAACTTACAGATACAACAGGGCAAGCCTTTTGGCGGTCTGAACCCGACGTGGGTAGAGTGGCTGATGGGGTTCCCGCTAGGTCACACAGACTTAAATGCTTAGGCAACGCAGTAGTACCGCCGATACCTGAGTTAATAGGCAGAGCAATAATGGAAAAAGAGGGGGCAAATGAGCAAGCATTCGGAGCAAATGACACTGACAGAGGTTGCCGCAGTCATGGGTATATCACGCCAGCGTGTAAAGCAGATCGAAACCGTAGCACTAGAGAAGCTACGCAAGAATCCAAAAGTGAGGGGTTTGTATGAAGGAATTATCAACGGACGCATGGGCAGTAATTCTAGTGGGCATGATTTTATTGGTGTTCATTCTGGGGATAGTAGGGCGCAGTGATTACGACGATGCGGTAGCGCAACAAGACATCTACTGCGAATTTGTAGACTTATGGGGGCAAACAAATGGTAGAGACGGTCATCCTGACTTTAGAGGGATTTACGAAACGGCTTGCACAGATGGACAGCGACGAGATTGAGGACACGATCATCGCAGTCAAAGCCGCACACGCTATGGCTAACAGACACAAGGAGGACATGGCGATATTATCTGACTACAGCATAGTGCCGCTCAAGGACAATGATGAGCCACCACTAGAAATAGTCAGGTACAAATTTCCAGCGTAGAGACGCATTGCCCGCACCTAGCGGGCTTTTTTTTACCCCAAATAAATAGGCGTGATTTATTGTCCGCACGCTAATCGCATATATTGGTATAATATGCACGGGGGAACACTATATGTTGCAAACGGTAACTATAGATTGGCGGCCCGTAGTACAGGGCAGTATGCCAAGGAATGAAGGCACTTACCTCGTCGCATTTGACGACGGGGCAGTGGAGACATATCCCATGTCAGACCAAGACATCAAACGCGGAGAAGTAAGAGACGGGCAAACACATGGCCTCTATTGGGCCGAAGGCTTACCGTCACCTTTAGACTATGGCGAAGACTAGAGCGCAGAAAGTTAGGGCAGTCAATCAAGATGAGCTTCGGGTATTTCTTGCAGAGAAAAATACCGTCGAGCAAATCATTGATAACATTGAACAAATTGAGAAGCTGAACCCCTCTCAAAATGAGAACTTTGTCAAAGAGCTAAACAAGTACAAGACGGCAAATGAGCAACGTATCCGATTGCTCAACAAGTACCTGCCTGACCTCAAAGAAGACCTAAGCGATCACACTGACTTGCCGCCTATCATCATTAAGCTAGCAGATGGAACTGACGCGTCCACAATCTGACATCTTTGTATCGCCTGAGCGTTTCCGTGTTGTCGTTGCTGGCAGGCGTTTCGGCAAGACATTCCTCAGCACGGCAGAGCTACTACACAGGGCATTGCGTAAGCCAGATCAGAACGTGTGGTATGTAGCTCCCACCTATAAGGCGGCCAAGGAAATCGCGTGGGACATGCTGGTCAATCAGATACCGCATGAGTACGTATCGAAAACCAATGAGACCTCGCTGACTATCGACCTAAAAAACGGGTCGAGCATATCGCTAAAGGGCGCAGAAAAGCCCGATAACCTACGAGGTCGGTCACTAGACTTTGTTGTACTCGATGAGTTCGCTGATATGAGACCGCAGGCTTGGTATGAGGTACTAAGACCTTCGTTGAGTGACAGGCTCGGCTCTGCCGTCTTTATCGGTACACCTAAAGGTCGCAATCACTTTTATGACTTGTATGGCAAAGGAGTAGACAGAGATGACGGGTGGCGTGCA